CCGGCGCAGGATCCTCTCGATAGTGTCCCGGCTGACTCCATATTTGGCAGTCATCTCGGTATAAAAACCCCGAGCGCCCTGCGGCCAGGTCGCATGCTTCGCCACGATCTCCGCCTCATCGTAGGCCGAGATTTTGGGCGTGCGTCCCGCCTTGCCCTTGGATTGCGTCTGCTCCTCCGTCTCCTCTGGGAGTTCCGCCGGCTCCCAATGCAGCCCCTTCGCCGCGTGCTTGATAATGATATCCGTCGTCGGATGCCCGTGCTCATCCATCGCCTCGGCCCGATTGCCCCGCTTGGCCAGGAGAACCTTAAAAATCCCCTCGTGCTTCGTCGTCTGGAGCACGCAGATCGCCCGAGCCCAGTTCGTTAGCTCTGAGGAGCCCAGCCCGATGTAGGCGTAGTCATTCGCGTTCCAATGCGCCCGGCTCTTGCTGTCGCTCTGTGGTTTGCCGGTGTGGTGGCTCCACACCCATGCGAAGCCATGCTCGAAGGCCAGCGGGTTGCACAGCTCGCGCAGGAAGTGACTTGCCACCGCCTGCTGGGAGATATCGTCCCCGATGAAAGACAGCAACGGATCCCCATACACTAGGTCGAACGGCCCGTGCTTTGCAATCAGCTCGCGGATGACCTCGATGAACGCCTCACCCGTCTGAGCCGTCACCCGAGCCACGATCACATTCTCCCGCAGGATATCCACCGCCTCGCGTTGCGTCATCTTCGACTGCGCCACCACATACGACATCACGCCTTGCACCACCTCGGCCATGTCGCCCATGTCGTTCTCAGCTTGAACGATCAGGCACTTGAGCTTCTGCTTGGGCTTCATCCCAAAAAACGGCATCCCCAGCGCCCAAGTCATCGCCTGCTGGAGAGTGTAGCTGGATTTGCCGATGCCCGACTGCCCCAGCAGCAGGAGCTGGCCGCCACGGCACAGCCAGCGGTTCCCCACCAGCGTGCTCGAGTCGTCCTCCGCCTTGTAACTCCACAGCTCCTCAAAAGTATGCATCTCGACGCCCATCATCGACGCCCGCGGCTTCGCCAGCGTCTTCAGCTCCTCCAGCGCCTCCGCCACAGGCATATCCCCCGAGGCCAACCTCTGACCGATCTTAGTCGCCTTGCGCTGCGCGGCCGCCGAGGCGATGTCCGCCAAATATTCCGCCACGACCGCGCCACCCGCCGGGTTGTAAGCCAGCGACGAGTCCGCCATCACCAGCCCATCCCGCCAGCACACCATGCCCGACTCCTGCGCCGTCCGCTCCGCCACCTTCAGCAAAAACGGATCCCTCTCGATCGCCTCGAGGATCGTCGTGCCCGTCGTGGCCTTCTTGGCATAGTGCAGCCGGTGCGCCGCGGCGTAGTAAACGCCATTCAGCACCGAGACAAAACTATCCGGATCCACAATCGCCGACCTCGGCACGCCAGCGAAGCCAGCCACACTAATATAGCCGACGACGGCGCTCTCTTTCTCAGGGTATTGCATTAAATAAGTTCTTCTATTAAAACGCGAAAAGCTCGCTCGGCTGTGGCAGGCACGACTCCGTTGCCGAGGAGTCGAAGCTCGTCGGTTCGATTGTCACAGCGCACCATCCACTCACAAATTTCGGCCAGTTCTTGATGACTGAGGCCGGACAACTCGGCGAGGTCCACCCCATGCAGACGCCTTGGAGCGTTTCGACCCAGCGAGGGTTCAATTTGCCGCCTGTCTGCATATGCAGAAGTTGATTGTGCATCCGACTCTGCATTTCGTATTCTGTTGGAAGTGAGTGCTTGTGGTCTTGATCCCTCGGCGTCGCCCACGACTCTGGGCGGCTCCCATCCGTGCTGGGGTTCGCCGGGGCGGCTTGGCCATTGACTTGTGAAACTAATCCAGCCCGCCTTGTGTCCTTTGGATTCACATTGCTTGAATCGTCCTCTTGAGGAGTCAGCCAATTCGCCGCATCCTTTACCACCACCGTTGTCAGAGACTCCTGCGACCCCTTCATTCCACGCGAGCGATCTTGAAAGCCCTGCCGCACCTCCGAGGCTATTGGAGACGGCCAAGATGAAGACCCGCTTGCGTTGGTGCGGTGCGCCGACTTCAGCCGCGCTGAATATTCCCCACGCCGCTTTGTAACCGATTGATTCCAGCTCTCCAATGACTTCTCGGAGGCCAAGGGAGATATGTCCTTCGACATTCTCAAAGAAGCATAGTCGAGGTCGAATAACTCGTATTGATCTGGCGATGTGTGGCCAGAGGTGGCGAGGGTCTTCTGTGCCGAGTCGCTTTCCGGCTGCGGAAAATGGTTGGCAGGGGTAACCGGCCACAAGGAGGTCCACTCGGTCACGAAAGTCCTCGCATGGGAAGGTCTTAATATCCGTCCAGAGAGGTGCTGGGTCCAAGAGTCCCGCTTCCATTTTTGCAACCAAATTCGCGCAGCAGAAGGCTTCGATCTCACCGTAAGCGATGACGCGCAGATTTGGGATTGCTCGTTTAAGTCCGAGATGAATCCCGCCGTATCCGGCGCACCACTCGATAGCTGTAAATTCTTTGGTAGTATCCACATTTTTATTCCTTCACATCCCCCGCATACACCGCCACAGCCAACGCCGCCCACAGGTGGGAGCGCATGCCGTAGGTCGGGCCGGGGTTCTTCTTCGTGCCCTGCGGCCCGAGGCGGTCGATCAGCGCCTGCCGCACATTGGCATCCTTCGCCCTGGGCGAGTGGCACAGGTGCAGCTTCGCATCGCGCCGGTAGACCAAGCGCGGCTCCACCCGAGCCACTTCCACGAACCGCCCGATCCAGACACAGGTCTCGAAGACCTCCTTGCCCACCGCCATGCCGTAGGAGGCGATCATCTCACAGGCGCACTTGTCATACTCGCGGCCAATGAGGATTTGGCGGATCTCCGCATTCGGCAGGTGGTCGGCCTCGAGGATCCGGCGCCCGTCCCAAAGGACAAAGGCCGTCTCCGTCGTGCCGGGGTCAAGGGCAAGGATCGTCATACGAGGTCCGGCAGGTTGCGGCGCAGCGAGGCCCCAACCACCCAAGCCCGCACGGCCTCGATGGTCTTCTCATCCATGCCGGCAAAAGCTCCCGCCCCATGCTTGACAAGCGAGCGGCACTCTTGGTCCAGATCGTTCAGCACCAGCAAGGCATCCAGCCCCGACTGAGCGTAGCGCATCTCGGCCTCGTCCTCCGGCAAGTCGAATTCCAGAATCCCCTTCATGGTTAAAACGGAATGTCGTCCGAGGTTTTGGGTGCAGGTTTCGTTGGCGCCTTCACATCATCGCCCCGGTCGATCTTCGCCAGCCGCTCGGCCAGCGCCTCGATCACCGTGGCATCCACCTCGTTCTTCGGAGCCATCTCCGCAGGGTTCAGCCACTTCACCTTGTGCCGAGTCTCCCCGTTGTATTCTTCGGAGTCCACCGTGATCCGAGCCATCTGCCCCGCAAAGCTCGCCGCCCCGCTGGCCAAGGACTTGATGTCCCAGTTCTTGCCAAAGCAATCGTCCAGCGTCTGGATCGTCCGCCGCGCCGCGGCCTCCGTCAGGTAGCCCCTCCACACGATCTCGCGCCCCTCCTGCGAGCCCGCATCGGTCACAAGCAATGGAATGCGAATGAATTCGCTCCCGCTCCCCGACACCCCGATCCAGCCATTCCCCGGCGCCTTCACCTTGCAAAGGTAGCGGCCCGACTCGTTCACATATCTATTTTCGTTGTCCATATTAGTTTAGTTGTTTGGTTTGTTTTGTTTTCACTTGTCTGAGTTGCTTTGTCGTAGAACCCGTGCGCACATGCGCGTTCAGCGGTTCTTTGCCCAGTTGAGCCGCCCACTCGCGGTAGGCTTTGCCGGACATCTTTCCGCCGAGTGCCAGGATGATGGATTCCACCGGCGCATTCGTCTCCCGCGCCACCCACAGAATCCCCTCGACATCAAAGTATTCGCGGCCCTTAACCTCGGTGAGCTTCCAGCCATCCACCTCGCGGCCGTCCTCGAGCATCGCCTTAAGCGCCTCCAGAGCCGGTTCCGCAATCGCCTTTTCCACGGCCTTCCATTGCGCCACAAATTGCCCGAGCGTCTCCGGCGACTCCATCACCCGCTCCAGCATCGCCGACAGGGTAGGGGACTCCGCCGCGATCACCGCCAGCCCCTGCTCCACCGGCTTCACCACGGCAGGGCAGAAATCGTAATTCGCACACCACCCGCAGTATTCCGACGCCCGAGGCTCCGCTGCGGGGTCATTCACCTCGGCAATAATGCGTTCCACGATCCCCTTCGCCTGCTCCAGCGTAAAGCGGTAGCTCTTCACCACCCGGTGGTCGCAGTAGAGCACATGAGCCGTATATTCCTGCTCGAAAGTCATGTGCATCATGGCGTAACAATAGGCCGCGACCTGCTCGGCATACCCGCGTAACTGCCCCGTCTTAAGGTCTGCCACCCAGCCGAGCTTGGTGCAGAGCGCATCCGCGGTGCCGATGTGGGCGATTCCCGGCGTATGCATCGCCAGATACTCCTCCCGCGCCTCGATGGTCCCCGTCCGCTTGTAGTCCTCCATGAGGGCGACCGCCCATTCCACCGCCGGGCGGTCCTCCGCCGGCAGCGCGTCGATCTTCGAGCGGTCGCCCTGCACCCCAAAGCGAAAAGCCTCATCCATCACCGTCCCCCGCTGGGCCGCTGGCCCCGCATCGCCAGGCTTCGGTGTGTATTTCGGGCAAGCCGCCAGTTTCGGCAGCATGCTGTGTCGTATATTAGATGTCATGATGTGTTTTGTTGATAAATTTTGCGTAGTCTTTTCCTGTCAGTTTCCCGCGAGAGGCCAGCCACCGGTCACACGCCGCATTCACTTCCTCGCAGCTCGTCACCGAGAGGTAGGGAGGCAGCGCCCGGATATCGCTCGGCGAGTAGGTCTCAATCCGCAGCCTTCGTTTGAGCCACCCCTCGGGGGAGGTTTTGGTGTGAAACAAATCACCCACCTCCCCCAAAGCCTCCCGGCATGCCCTCTCCAGAGTCATCGTTACGCGGCCTTCGTTACGGCTTTTACGAAATCCTCCGGCCTCGCCGAGACCTGGTCCCGCAGCGCCGGCGGCATATCCCGCCAAGTCTGCCCCTCCGAGATTTTGCCCTTCGCCAAGAGCCAGGCATTCACCGCCTCCTCATGCGGCTCCAGGTAAGTCTCCAAAGGTTCCGCCGCCGCATAAGCCTGCGCCGCCGCCACCACCGGCGCCTTCCCCGCCCCGAAAAGCGAGGAAATGCTCGCATACTCCAGAGGCAACTCATCCGCCAGCTCCGAGCGAGTCTTCGCATCGTAAGCCGCCGTGTGCGTTGTATAGAGCACCCGCTCCTTGCCCCCACGCCCCTTCGCCTTGCCAGATTCCGACTCCACGATCCGAGTCTTGAAGTTGAGGAAAAACAGGTGGTCCACCCATTCCTTCACCAGCGGCCCCGTCTGCTTGATCAGCTTCAGCTCATAGCGATCATAGGCTTGCACCTGATCCGGCGGCTCCACCCGCTTCACCTGAGCGTGCCCGATCAGCACCACATGGATCCCCGCATCGATCAGCCGATCCAGATCGTTCAGAAAACGAGCCATCCGCTCCGAGGCCATCGTAAAGCCCTTCCCATACGGAATCTCCTCCAGCGACTTGATCTTCTTCTCCGCCTTCAGATCCTCGATACACAGGCGCTCTGCCCAATCGATGGAGTCTAGGACGACCGTTTTGTAGCCGTAGCTCCCCGAGGCCAGCTCCCGCACCACCTCCAGCAGCTCCGCCCAAGACCCGATCTCCTGCCGAGGCACATCGAGGTGCGCCGTCCCCTTCTCCACATCGAGAAAGACCGGCTGCGGCATTTTGGCGGCCAGCGTGGTTTTGCCCACGGATTCCACCCCATAAAAGCAGACGCGCTGCGCCCGCTGTAGTTTTCCTGTTACTATGTTCAGTTTCATTTATAAAAATCCTTCCACCGGCGCTATTTCCGTTTTGCCAATTCAATTAAGCCTGAAGGAATTAGCTCTCCAATGCGCTGATAAAGCTCTAAGACATAGGTAGCCAACTCAGCGGTGCTGAGTTTTTGGCTGTTCTTTTTGCCACGCCGCCCTACAATTCCGCAATTCTCACGCGCATGGCTAATGTTGAATTTTGTTATTTGAAAACCAAGGACTTCCGATGCTTTGGCTGCTGAATGCTCCAAGATGCTATTCACTACTAACTCCTTGTTTTGCTCTACCCACATGTTTAATTTGTGGATTTGATGACCATGTAACCTGTTGTGGTTATTACCTGTTGTGTTTTTCATTTTTCTCATTGTTTGACTCCTGCTGTTGTTTTTAAAAAATCAGTCCTCAAAATCCTCCAAATTGTTCGCATCCCATTCGCGCCAGCGGTCTTCCTTCTCCCGCAGCTTGCGGAGCCGAATCAGAATGTCCCGTTGCCCGAGGCAATAGCTGGCCCAGCAACTGCCCAGCGCAAGCACCGCCAACAAGATCGCCGCCCAGCCACTCATTTCGCCCTCCCCCAGCTCGTGACCCACATTGTGACCCCAGCCAAAACAACGGCTGGGCCGAAAGCGCAGGCAAACTCCCACGCGAACTGCATTTGTCGGACTATGACTTCGTGTTCCATAAATTATCTCTCCAGCACCACCCGAGTGGGGGTGCACTTGTGTTCCCTGTAAAATTTCAGCCGCGCCTCCGACCGGCTCGGCGCCCAGATGTAGTCCCCAAAAGCTCCGAAGAGCCCATTCGCCATGCAGTGCCAGAGTTTCATTCCTGCACCCCCCTCTCCACCGCCGCGTCCAGCTCCGAGACCTTCAGCAGCGTCGAGCCCCCCAGCTTGTAAAATTTGATCACTCCCTCGCCCTTCAGCGCGTAAAGCGTCGCCACCGACACCGACAGGTATTTCGCCGCCTCCTTTGGTTTCACATATCCCGGCTTCATTTCCTCGCCCCCCCCTTGGCTTTCGCCTTGGCATCCCGCTCCGCCATGCGGCCCACCGCTTGAGCCACCAGCCGACTAATAGGCGTTCCCCCCGCTTTGCTTTTCACTTTGAGAAAGCCGTAAATTTCGTCCGGCATGCTCACCGATATTTTCACATATGCACCTTGCATGGGTGCTACTGAATAAAACTGGTGCTACTCGGTAAAGAAAAAAAATAAATCAGGTGATCACCCCATACGAAAAAAACACTTGACACGCCCATAAACACTGGCTCGGCGGGCCAAAAAATATTTTTGCACTCGGTGGTAAATGGTGCTACTAGTGGGAAGATGAAAACGAAAACCGGAGCATCGAAGGTCAACATCTCGATGCCAAAAGAGCTCCACGACTATTTGAAAAAAATGGTCGAAGAGCACAACGCCAAACCCGAAAACCAATACTGCCCCACCGACTTTTCTAAGATGGTCCAGAAAGCCATCCGCCAAATGATGGCCGAAGACCGCAAATCCAAAACCGGCCAAGCCATGCCCGACCTCCCCCGTTGGACCCTCAACGAGCCGGGAAACACCCCGCCCCAGGACAACTTGATCCGGCCCTCCACCGAGACCTCCGGTGGTGGATCCTCAACTCCCCAACCAGTCCGCTACCAGAAGGCTGGGCGGCGCAAATCCACGACCTGACCACATGAAAAAAACCACCATCCACCTCCTCGCCCTCGCCGCCCTGATTTTAAGCGGCTGCGCCACCGCAGAACGCGAAGCCGCCCGCAAAGCCAAGTTCAACGACGAGTGGGAAGCCAACTTCACTGACCGCACCGTCCGCATCCACAGCGCCCCCAGCGGCGCCATGATCGACCTCAACGGCGATGTCGTCGGCGTCACCCCCTGCACCCTCGAGCTCAAGCGCTGCTACCAAGGCAGCTGGCCCGCCAACGGCAATGTCGTCCAAATCCTCCGCGCCCGCTGGCTCGACGGCACCGTGCAAGAGCAGCACTTCTTCACCACCGCCACCCCGCCCCAGCAAGTCGCCTACCTCCACCCCCACGCTCAAACCCTGATGAACCGCCCCCAAATCA